TGGTCTGTCGAGCAGGGCGTTGATGTTCTTGATTCCCTTTACAATGCTCATATTTTTCTCCTTTGTGTGTTTGTATTAGTTTAGCATAGACTCTATGGTTTTGTCAAACGAAGAACTTAAAGACTTAATTTCTTCATCTGGCATATCGCCTATGTCTTTATATTTTGTATTTAGTTGTATAACAGATACACGAGATCCAAGTTTTTCAATTATCCTGTCTTTCATGTTTCCTCCTGCCTCATCATTATCTGCAATAACAAGAATGTTATTGAAATACTTTTGAAGCAATTCTATTTGTGAACTTGATACATTTGCCCCTAGGGTTGCAACGGCTGGTAGACCTACCTGGTCAAGCCTAATTGCATCAAATGATGATTCCACTACATACACTCTATCAGATTTCTTAACTCTGTGCAAGTTAAAAAGTGTCTTGCTCTTTGGAAGACCTGGAGTATTTTTAAAATCTTTTCCTTCAATAGACCTACCAACAAACCCAATTGCAATTCCATCTGGACTATGTACTGGAACTGTGACCATGTCCTGCTTATCTGAATAACCTAAAGAAAACTTTGACCAAGATTCAATCTCAATATGCCTTGATATAAAATAATTTTTTGGTCTATCTAGTGATACTAGATTGTTATAAAGCCTTTTTAGTATATCTACATCAAACTGTTTAAACTCTTTTTCTACCACAAGGCTTTTATTAATATCATCAACAAGATTGCTTAACTTTTCTTTTGACTTGATGTATCTGGCTCCTTCAAAATAAGTTCTGCCAGAAGTGTGCATAATTAACTCTATAAGGTCTGCTGTCTTTTGGCAAGAGAAACAAAAGAACAAACCGTTTAACTTGTGTACTTCTCCTGCTGGGGTTCTGTGATTATTGTGGAAGGGGCAAAAAATTATATAATTATCTGACAAGTCAGACTCAATGTCTATACCCGATCCTGTAAGGACTCTTCGGACTTGGTCTGCGGTATAAAGATTGGATTGGTTCCGTCTATACCTGCTATCCATTCGCTTTTCCTCTTCCCTGCGTAAACTGCCTGTATCGATAATTCAAATTCGTAAAAGTTCTTGTTACTATTATATCTTATTGTGAAGTCTGGGTCAAGGTCAATCCTTGGCACATACCCGCTTAGTTTCATTTCTGAGACTAACAATCTTATGTATTCTATTTTGAGTCTGCCTATCATGGAATCATCGTGAATGATCCCATCAAGATAAAACCTTTTTATGGGCTTATGATGGTAGAACGTTGGTGGCAGGTTCTCTCTTTTTTCTGACATATCATATTATAACTACTTATCTTCAAAGTCTTTGTACCTATAGTATCCCTTGTCAAAATCGCACTGAACTAGGAAGTCTCCCATAAATCCATTACGGTTCTTTCTAAAGGCACACTCAATGATATCGCTATTGGTTCCACGCCCTAGAGCAAGTACCCAGTCAGCATCGTAGGCAATCTGTCTAGACCATGCTGTTTGACCCAGCGTAGGTACCGTAGAGAGGTCGTTAACGTCATCTGGTGTTGCAGATGATATAGCAATAATAGGAACTTCTTCACCAATAGCCATTAGTTTAAGTTCTCTTGAAAGGTTCTTCATTCGTACCGTTTCATTATCTGACTTCTGATTAGGAGCCATCAACTGAAGGTAGTCAACGATTACAAAGTCTGGCCTATACTGATCAATTTTTCCACGAAGAACAGAAGGGTTGATCTCTCCACCTTGATCGTTTGATATGATATGAAATTCTGGCTTTCCTGCAAGATTCTTTGCATGCCATTCCTTTAGCATGTCAATTTCAATCTCGCCATTGCTAATCTTTCTATGTGACCAGCGACCTTCACCCATAATAGTAAATACACGGTTTCTTACTTCTGTCTCTGACATCTCAAGGGATATCACAAGGGGTGTCTTACCCTGCTTCCAGGCCTGCACAGCAAAGTACAGGGCTAACCAAGACTTTCCTATACCTGGGTATGCCAAGAAGACTCCTAACTGCCCTGGCATAATTCCAGATGGCAAGTAGTTATCAAATCCTGGCAAGCCAGTCTTGATGCCAATATGTCCTAGGGCTTGTTGCTTCTTTACATTTTCAAAGTAAGCAACTGCAGACTCTAGGTCTGTGACATCAATATCACGAATAGCAGCGGTGTTCTTTTTTAACTCTGAGGTCTTTGTAATAAGATCGTTTAGGGCAATACTGCCTTGATTATTTTGTACATTTGTTGCTGCGGATCTAAGAATATCTTTTAGACTATCATTTAAATATTCTCCTTGAAGTTCTTCAAGATGATGCTTTGTTGCTCCAACCCCTGCTATTGGTTCAAAGTCTCTAAACTTTTCTGTAACTAATTCTTGTGGTGGCAAAGAAGCGTTTGCTTCAAAGTATAAACGAACAAACTCCCAGATATCTCCGTGGGTTCTTAGAAGATTATCAACATTGGCTTGAAGAAGAACATGCATCTGCTTATCTTTAAGGACTGCCGTAATTAGTTTTGACTCTGTATTATTCACTTAGCCACTCCTTTGCCATTCGTCTACGCTCTTCCCTTTCTGAATTATCTTTTGCTTTGTCTCTTTGTGCCTGTAGTATTTTTTCTGCATTATATGCAAAGTAGTTCCATGAAGGATTCTCTGCAACATTAAAGTAATACTCAAGTATATCGTAACATCCTGGTAGCGTATATGATTCAACAAGAGCATCTGATGCCCACTGTTCTACATTTAGATTTAAGGATGGCTTTGATTCGTACCTTGCGGTATGATACTTGCTGTATCTTGAAAGCAAAGCCATTCGGTCTTTGCGTTCTGCCATTATCCTTCAGCAGCCTCCGATTGGGCTTCTAAAATCTTTGCAGTTAGTTTGTCTTCAACAAACTTGTAAACACGCTCAAAAGATTGATCGACTGTCTCACCATTGCGTGAACTATCAACAACGCCAAGATCAAGTCTTAGTGATTGGAAATTTCCTAGATTTAATGTGTATCCAAGTGTTACAGATACCTTTGTTGGCTCATTTGTTACTACATAATTGCTGTCTGACATTTTATACCCTTCGTTAAATAGACTCATTCCAGATTGGAATAAATCGCCCATCTTCTGTTCTCCTATATGTAAGTATACCATCGCCCATTCTTCGTGTCAACTCTTGTTTACTAGGCGTAATATCATTAGTAATTAACTTATCTTTTCTTGGTCTGCCAATATGATATGAAGCAAGTATATCACGGATCTCTTTTACTTGTGATTCTGAGTAATATGATCTTACCTGAAATCCTCTGGCCCCACCCTTTTGAGATCCCGTTGGAAAAGGTATAATACCTTTCTTCATTAAGGTTGGCATATATTTTTTATGACGATTAACTAAATCAGCAGTCTGACCAACAGTGTATGCTCGCTCTCTTTTATTTTTAAAATCACTAATTAAACAACTTTCAATCTGATCTTTAGTAATATTATAGACAGACATTATTCCATTAGAATGATTGTAGTGATGTATCCTAACAAGGTCCCCATTAAGAAACCAAACCTTTTTGTTACCTGGTATTACAGGTGACTCATTGTATTTTTCGCTCTCGATTGTTCCCTTTTTAGTAACCATCGTCCCTCCAAGGTGTGGCTAGGTGGATGAAAGAATACTCTAAATCCACAACTCATACAATAAACTTCTAAATGATTAATCTCAGTATATTGTCTATCTATAAACATTCTGCCTTTGCATTTTTTACATGACATCATTAGTTGGGGATTCCAACTACTATTAGGTTAAGACCAACGCTTGTGTCTCCTCCAGTATTAAACTTAACTGTTCCCTCTACTCTAGAAGTTGATACACTATTTATAGTTACCGTTACATCTTTTCCAGCATCAGTGTTTCCTACGTTAATCGGGGTTACTGTTACTATGGGAGCAAACTTAAAGTCTGTTGAAAAGTCATAGGAGAATGTTTTGGACGATCCTGCGATCTGGGTGGTACTTGTTGTTACCTGAACGTACCCACCGATTATACGAGCCTCTGATGACTTTACGCTCTGCTTACCTGATGTCGGTGTGTCTACTGTAACATACTTGTAAACTGAGGTTGATATCTGAGATGAAAGATCATTAATAGCCTTAACAATCTGATATATATAGGTTACGTCTAGAGGTTGTCCTCTTTCTGGCACAGGTAATATTGACATACTCTAATTATACCAGAGACCCTGTAACTGCGTTCCTGGTTCCTGAGTCAAAGATTTTGATAGTTTTACCTGGTGTTGGAGTTCCTGATATAACCTGTGGTTTTGTTGATGCTAATTGTACCAACACTCTAATTGTCTGAGGAGTTCCAGTTTTTAAAAATGAAATACTTGTTCCAGTTGGTGTTCCAATATGTGTCATTGTGGGGCTAGAATCATATTGAACAAAAACATCATACTTTGTTTGGTCTGCTGGATTTGACCCATTAGACCAGTTTACCAATACTAAGTTTCCAACTATAGTTATATCTCCTGGCAAAACCTGAACGAACTGTCCATTAATCATAAAAATCTGTGACCATGCAGACTTTCTATTCTTGTCTTCTGCTACTAGCCTAAACCTTATAACTCTTCCATTTTCTGAAGAAACTTTTCCTAAAAGTTCTTTTTTAACTATAACATTTTTGATTCCTGCATCTGCCACTATAGCACATCCAAACCGAATCTAAATTCAATATAGTTTGTCGTATTCGCTGACTTAATGATTGTTTTTGCATTTGGAGTTCTCATAACAGAGTATCCTGTTAGCCCATAAACAGAATTTGTTGATGTAACATTCTCAAGTCTAAATCCATCTAGACAAACATAAAAGTCTGATGTTGGAGTATTGTTTCCATCTTTCATAACAGAAACATAAATTCTGGCAGTATTTATTTCTGCCCAAGAAAAGTCTGCACTTTTCTGTAGTTCCTGAAGTTGCTTTGATACAACCAGGTATCTGTTTGTTGAAAAGTTATTGTCTGCACTAGTAACGACTGCTTCAAAAAGTG